GGCATAAGAATTGCTTATGTGGTATAATATAGATAAGTGTATCAAAAGTGTAATGGTAACAAGTCAGTACTTATTTCCACAACAAATATCATATGATGATATAGAGAATTTTAAAGACATACAAGATTCTCTAGTAGAATGGATGTATCATTATCAGAAGTATAATAATAATTCAAAGGTATCTAATAAAGGTGGATGGCAAAGTGAATCTAAACAAATATTCTCTGACGATGGTTTTAGAATGTTTGAGGAACCTATCGTGAGTACAATATTTAAAATTGCTGCAGAATTTAAATTTGATGGATCTCTTAATATTGTACAGATGTGGATGAATATTAATCCTCCTCATTCATATAACATAACCCATAGACATCCTGGTGCTCAACTATCAGGTGTACTATGGGTAAAACAAACTCCAGAGATGGGTAGATTTGTCTTTGATAATGTAGACAATAGAAACATAGTGTTAGGATCAAAAACAGACCCTAATCATTTAATAAAGCATAATATGTGTGGTGAAATACTACCACCATACCAAGATGGTACTATACTATTATTCCCTTCAGAGATGTCTCATAGAGTAGAGATGAATGAAACCAATGAAGATCGTTTATCTATATCTTTTAATATAACTATTAACTAGTTCTCATTATATAACAGAGAGCAAAGTAATCAGGTCTGTTATCTATAGCAGTATTACCACCTTTCAATGACTCTGATATATTTGCGTTACCACCATTTGTACCTGTAATACCTGTAGTTTCATTACTAGTGTTTACAACACTTTCAACACAATCATTATTGTTTGCTGGCCAAGGTCTGTAAAAAGCATTGATTTGAGCATCTTGTCTTGACCAAGTATGAGCATGACCTGGATCAGTAATAGTATGAGAGTGACCACTATCACTAACATCATGCTTGTGTTGTGGCATCTGGTTTAATGCTAAAGTATAACTGTTAGCACCACCTGTTTCACCTACAGTTGCAGTAGAAGTATAATTAGGAGTACTGCTACCAACACCCATTACAAATTTATCTCTTAGGTTTGGTGTTCCATTATTACCATCACATATTCTCCAGTTAGTAAGTGCTTCTGCTTCTGCAATACTTCCACTCCACATTATGATACCACCTACTGGTACCAATGCATTTGATACACTACTACTGAGTTTTCCTATCTCTATCGTATTATCGTCTAGAGCTGCGTTTGGTAATTTGTATGCCATGTTAAGTAACCCTTATTATGTAACAGAGAGCAAGGAATTTTGACCTAATATCTATAGAATCTCCACTACCTTTTGCTTGTATAGTTATTCCTGTTGAATTACTATTAACAGAGATTCCAGTTGATACTGATTGAGATCTACCTACATCTGGTTCAGTACCCTGACCCCAAATATTATAACCTTCATATTTTCCTGACGGACCAGTACCACTAGCAGGATAATTACCTGTATTCAAGTTAGAACCACCTTGGTTTTGGTTTGCACCATAGTTACCTGATTTAAATTCCATATGATAGTGACCATTATCAGTAATAGTATGACTATGATTAGGGTCATTTAGATCATGGTTGTGTGATGGCATCTGTCCTTCAGTTAAAGTGATACTGTTAGAACTACTAGTACCATCATTTACATTTGCTGTTGATGGTGCAACAGTACTACCTACACCTAATACAAACTTATCTCTGAGATCAGGTCTACCATCTTGACCATCACAGATTCTCCAGTTAGTTAATTGCTCTGCTTGTGCAACAGTACCAGACCACATTATAATACCACCTATGGGTACAAAGGAGTTAACTAAGTTAGCATCAAGATTACCTGCATCTAACTCATTGTCTCCTATCGCTTCTTTTGGTAATTTATATACCATCCTTCAAGTTGTTTATTTTTATTTATCCTTTTTATCAAATATAAAAGGACCATGCTCAGATCCCCAAACTTGTTTACCATTTTTATCAATACCACCATCAATAACCACGTAGTAATTAGGTCCTAACTCTACTCTACTAACAAGTTCAGCACCCTTTACCATAACACCAGGTTTATTGACTCCTCTATAAACTTTTCCCATCTTCTGAAAGATTAAATCATTGACAGGATTCTGTACTAAGATAACATCACCTTTAGGAACTATGACAATATCTTTTGATCTATATGGTTTCTCCTCATGACTATATCTTTGCTCACAATGAAAAGAAAACTCACCAGTTCTCTGATGAGATAAAAATATATGGGCGAACGATGTAGGGTTTGAAGATGCTTGTGCCCAGTTGTCATACTCACCCTCAAACCATTCTATAAATTCCACTAGAATATAAACGTAACAATAAAAGCATAACCTATCAGGAGAGCACACATACCACTCAGTACCTTATAGTATTTCTTTATAGGTGTACCGAAGTATTGTTGACCAATCATCAAACATTTATGTGCTGGTGATAGTAAGTAACCTGAGTATTCGGTTGCTAAGAACCATACCAGATACTGTTGACCAAATATTAACACTAATGCAGAAGTCATACCTGCATACTTACCTGATGATCCCATAATATATGCTGCTATCATACCAACAATAGTTACAGGTATGATCATTTCTGGTGTTGCTGACTTAAGATATACCATAACAGGTTCTTTTATCATACCAACTACACCACCTAGTGCTAAAACTATTGTAGATATAATTGCAAACTGTTTATTAATATACCTACCCCATCTCCAATCTTTACATAACCATGCATAGTAACAACACATAGCAGCAAACCAAGGGAAAAATAATATAGCACCTGCCTTACCTACACATAATAAGAACCATATCGTTGCTATGAAAGGTGCCCAACCTCGTAGTGCACTTCTCCAGTTAAACTCTCTAACACTACCAAGAGATGGAACAACACTATAAGGATCTACTCTAGTAAAAATAAACCACCATGTATATCCAAGACATATAAGGAGAGGTATGAATGTATAACTTAACATCTCTCTATAAGTTATACCCAATGCTGCCATGGGAAGAATGATTGTCTTCTCTAATGGTGACCACCAATAGTAATGGTGTGTTGATAAGTAATCTATAATTCCATAGTTACTTCTATCTCTTTTAGTAGGTGGTGCAATAGCATCCAGTAGTGGTGCTGACAATGCAACTCTACCTGGTATAGGTAGTACTCCACCAAAAATAGAAGTAACAATAATCATCAAACGATTATCTTTTATATACTTCTTCGCTAAAGAATAAACATCATCGAGAACTCTATACTCTCTGATATATCCTCCAAGAATCATAATACCAAAGATGTAACCCATGTAGAGTTCTTTCTCTGCTATTGATTCAAGAATTTTGATCATGATAAATTAAATGAAATAATAGTCCGAGGTTCATCGGATGTATTTATAGGTGCTTCATGTAGTATGAATGATGGGAACATGAAGAGGTCACCTTCTTTAACCTTAGGGTTGAATATGGGTGGAACTACATCCATAGGTGCAGGATATGGTCTGTAGAATGTAGTTGCTCTATGAACCTCAGGATTAAACTGAGCGTAGAACACTGCTGACCATCCTTCCATACCATGGTCATGTGGTGTGTGGAAGTCACCCTTGTAGGTTGTCTGCCACCATAATCTGTTGACTCTTTCTACTCCCATATCTTTTGTGAGAGGAGCAATGTAACCATGAATTAAATTTAAGAACTCAATGTGTTCATTGTAATCAAACTCATCCCAGTAACTAGTAATAACAGAATCGTCAGTGTTCTTAGGTACTTTCTCTGGATTCTTTACCTTAAGATTAGAAAGGACAGATCGTTTATGATCTGCCCATTTGTCTATATGAATGAAATAATATGGAACTTTAAACATAGAATGTACATTACGGATAAATCATATACTCAAGTAAATCAACTTCTACTCGATCTAAGATGACATTGTAATCATCTTCTGGGTCTTGATATAATTGAAGACCTCGATCTTCATAGAATCTGGTTAATTTCTGATACAGTTTGGGATATTCGATATCAAGTGATACGTTTCCTTCTACAGCATCATTGAGTTTGGCAAGTTCATCTTTGAACTTTGAATAAAACTTTGTACTAGACATAGTTGTATCGTAACAGATAGAGTTTACTACAAGTTAACAGGTTTGTCAACCGTCCATTTCTTTTAGACGGTCTTCAAGATACTTTATCAACTCTTCCCTCCACATCATTAACTCTTCGTAGCACCCTTGATTATAGGCACATCCACGCAACTTTGTATCTGGTTTGTGGAGAGATTCTAGCAAGATGATTAATCCATCTCGACGTTTATCATGAGGTTTGTACATCCTGTTCTTGTTATTTATTGAATGTTACGATAGATACTGAAAGTAATCCTTTCGGTAATACCGACCTAATATATTTGAATTATAGTATGCAGGTGCACCATCTGTCAAGCTTTCAGTTAATACATTATTAGTAAATAGCAAGCGTGTCTCTTCATAGTTTGTCTTACCTAGGGTGGTATGTAAACTTAGAATCTCTCTACGAAAATGTTCTTTACCTAGTTTCTTTATATCTTCTTTCAACTCTGGACATGAACCGTAATATTTCTTCCAATCAGATTCTTGTTTTGATTTTCTTTTATGTCCTTTCTTCTTTCTAAAACTCCAGAAATATTTCCGTCCGATATACTTTTTAGATGTTGCACTGTTTGTTATACAATACACAAATCCATAGTAACCATTGATATGTTCTTCATTAAAGATCTCATCTTGATACCACCATGGATTGTCGTACATAATAACACTATCACTATGGTTATTTAGCTCGTACTACTCCACCTGTCTTGGTTTCAAGTAATTGAACTGCAATCTCATCACGAATTTGTTGTGTTAATGCTTCTTGATAATCTTTATCTAATTTATCTTTTACTCCTGTGAACTCTACCCAACCAAGGAGACCCCACCAAAATATTGCAGTAGCACCACCAATGATGCCAAGTATAGGAACAACTTTCTTCATGTTTTTAAATCATATGTA